CTGCGCATCTGGAACCATATTACCGAATCCCATTTGGAATGTTCCACTAGGATCCATAGGCCCTGGATTTTGTTGGTTAAGAAATGGATTGATTGCCATACCTGGATTTCTAGGCATTGCCATAGGAGCCTGTAATGGAAGCTGCATTGGCATGCCTCCTCTTACGTTTCTAGGTATAGCGCCTAGACCGTTTCTAAGATTACGCAGTGCCATAGCTTTCAAATAACCCCATCATTTCGTACATTAAATCTGTGCCTTTTTTGCGATCTTCTTCTCCAGATGGTGTGAGGGTTACTATCCCGCCATTATTTTTCATATTATAGGCACCAGCTCCACGAACAGCAGCTCCGGTCATTACAAATTCACCGTCTGAAAGCATTGCAGGAACATCGTCACTTGTTTCGGTCCCTGGGCCTTCTATAAATCCATTTTTTCTATCAAAATCTTCTACAGCTACATTACCGCCTGTAGCGTATGCCATAGGCATTACATAACCACCCATGTTGTAACCCATTCTGGCTACTACTTCTGGTGCTACCTTGGCCAATGATTCTAGGCCTTCGTTTGGATATACACCACCGCCTTCATTCATGCCTTGTGGTTGTTGTGGTTGGCCTCCAGATAATGTTGGGAATGTTCCTGCTGGTAATAAACCAAACTCAACCGGGTTAGGTGCGTCTTGGCCCATTCTTCTTGCTATCTCAGCTTCTATATTGTATCTACCGCTAGCGTCCATTGTAGTTAAAGGTGTCAAAGCTACCCCTGTATCTTTTTTAGTTTCATCGTAAGCTAGCTTTCCTAAAGTTCCAGCTAGTGCTCCTGCTCCTGCCATTCCTAGCAATCCACCGATGCCACCTCCGCCGCCACCGCCACCGCCTGTTAAGCCGCCGAGCATACTACTAAAAGCAGATCCACCACCACCGCTTGCCATCTGCCTTAATTGTTGTAATTGAGCTGGAGGAGTAGCAGCTAATTGAGCTGGAGTCATTCCATTTAATGCAGCTTGCGCTTGTTGAGCTTGTTGAGCTGCTTGTACTTGCGCTGGTGTTCCACTGCCCATACCAAATTTATTTGCTAATCCTTTCCCAGAAGCAGGTCCTCCTGCAAAGGTTGAGCCAGTTTGTCCAAACATACCGCCAGCTAAAGGGTTAGTTAAGCCGCCCATAATTCCACCAAAACCACCAGCTGTTCCGCCTGCAATAGATGATAAACCTGGTATTCCTAATCCACCAATACCGCCCATTATGGCTGATCCAGCACTACCCAATGTACCTGCTAGACCACCTAAACCTATTTTGGTTAAACCACTTGTAGCTAAACCACCAAGTCCTCCAAGAGCTCCGCCTAAAGCCGTGCCAATACCAGGTATAAATACAGCAAGAGGTGCAACTTTCTTAACTACTTTCTTTAAACCTTTGCCTAGTTTTTTAAAGAAGCCAAATTGTTCTAGCCCTGTAGTAGCATTTAAACTAGCTATACCCATTCCAGCCACAGCCTCTTCTGGGTTTATGTCAAACTCATTAAATTTTCTTTCTAGCATTGACTCAAACTCTGAGTCTTCTAAAAACTCTGGTGGTATTACTATCTCACCGGGACGTAAATGCGCAAGCTCAGTATCTTCGCCTTCGCTTGCTTGTTTTAATTGGTTAGCTAAATCAGACAAAGGTGCTTGTGTCGCTTGTTCGCCTTTTTGTAAAAGGTGTTGCAGTCTAGCCTTGTCTTCTTCTGACATGCCTTGCATCTCTTGCATTAGCTGCATTTCTTGATTTGAAGTAGCTCCTGGGCTCATCATCATGTCTTGTGGAGGCATTTGCTCACCTGGACGCATCATCATGTCTGCTATCTCTCTATCTTGATTAGAAATAGCGCCTTTTGGTTGACCAATCATATCCATAGGGTTCATACCGCCTGTTGCTTGATTGTAAATCTCCATTTCTCTATTAGAAATAGCGCCTGGAGTTGTTCCGCCTGTGAGGTTTGCTATTCTATTTTGTAATTGTTCGCTCATTGCCATAATCTTAACCTATTGTAACTGTTACTGCTCCAAGACTCATTGTAGCAGATACTCCGCTTATATAAGTCTGGTGTTCATACAAGTTTCGGAACTCATTACCATCGAAAGCTTGGTGAACTTCTACTGTAGAGTTAAATATAATCGCTCCTGTTGCAAATTGCAATTCAGACACATCACTATTTGTATAGTGTTTAACTGTGTCTGGATCAAAAGCAGATAAATTTATCTCCAAAACTCTTACTAATCTATTGAAGGTTACAGAATCAACTGTATCTCCTTGTGCAATGGGCAGCCTTGTTTCTAACAACTTGCCCATTATCTACGCCCAGAAGGACTAACATCCAACCTAGTTGCGCCTAACCTCCACTTATAATTTTTTCTATTCGACTCGCTATTGTCGTCATCTGATTCAAACCTTAATACCACTTGTCTACTTCTAGATCGCAAACTTGCATAGGTAGACGTATCTGTGACTTGTGTTGTAGAAGCGGTAGTTAAAGAATCACCGTTATAGTCTCTCTGCTTCAATACAAAATTTATAGCTGGAGTCTGGTCTGTACCTGTAGTTGATACAAATTTAATGTCGGGTATAACTTTTTTAACAAAAGCAAAATTTTCACCGTCTCCAACATCCAGATCAGCGGACTCAACAAAAACATTATCCATAGATTCTGTGTCATCGTTAAAACCAGTTTCATGTGAGTATAGATAATTCGAGCTAGATACACTTGTTGTTGCTAATGGTTTGTCTTCAATACCTGTATCTAACCAAGCGTATCTAATTAAGGATCCTATACTCCAAGAGTTTTCTTCGTAGTTATAAATAACATAACGAGAAATCTCCCCAGTACCATCTTCTATAGATGGGTAGAAAAACCATACTTCTGAAAAAGCGCTGTTTAATGTTGCGTGACATTTGAAGGCCTGTCCTAGATCTAAATCTGAAAAGACATAATCTTGAACCGTACAAGGTAGTTTTTGTACTGCGCCGTTATAATTGTAAAAAGCATTTTTACTCATAAAGTAAACGCCTGCCGGAGCATTGATTGCGGCTTTGGGACTTACCAAGCCTGCGCCTTCATTAATTAAGTTGACCGCAAAAGTTAATGGCGGTCCAATAAACGTCATACTGTAAAGAGATGTATCAGTCCAGATAAGAACTTCTTGTCGTGATTTTAAACCGCCAATAATTAAAGATCCGGAGGATAATCGCAAATCACCAGCTGTATTAGATGCTAACGGCTCAAACTGTAGTTCGTTTTCTTGGTCACTAAATGCCACTAACATAGGATCTATAGCACCTGTTCTTGCACCGTCAACTATAGGATCAGCTCCTAATACTATCAAATGTCTGTCGGTTTCAGATGTAATGACCTGGAGTCCTACTGTTGGGACTAGGTTAGCTCCGCTAATTCCAGATAATTCTAAAGCCCTGGTACTAAGGCCGTTATTTTCCTTCCAACGATAAATTCCACCACCACGAGGATTGATTATTAAATCTTCGCCATAGTTGTCGTGTGTCCATAATCTTAACTGTCCAGAAGCACTAATGGCACTACTAGATCCGAATGTGCCAGCACCCCAATTATTTGCACCCCAACCGGTAGATGATACGTACTCATCTAGGCCAACATTAATTTGGTATGCTCCGTCTACTCCAGATCCACCATTACCAGTATCGCTACCGTTTGCAGTTGCTGTTGCAGTAAAAGTATAGGTATTTACTGTAGGGACAGCTGTAATGACTTGTTCTTGGTTAAGTACAGTAGCTGTAATTAGACCGCCTAAAGTAGCTGCTCCACTAATTGTTACAGAGTCACCTACTACAGCTCCATGATCTGAGTCAGTAGCTGTAATAATATTTGAGCCATTAGTAGCAGCAAACACAATACCATTAGTTGTGGTAGCTCTTATTGGCGTAACATCATTAAAGATGCCACCGGATTCTATATAGTATTTACTTGTAGTGCCTAGACCTAAAAAACGTGAGCTACCTAAAGAGATCCAACTATGTAATGCCCTGGCTGAACCAAGATAAGTATTTGGGGATGCTTTTTCCCAGCCGCCTATTTTTTCTACGCGGCCTTTTCTAAAACGAATTTTATTGCCATCTACCCAGCCACCTTCATTTGAGTAATCGGTTTCTTCTTTGTTTATTCCGGGCTTAAATTGAAACTTTGTTAGTGGCATGTCTAAATTTTACCATAACCGTTAATAATCTAAGCTAATCTAATAATAGCGCCTGTTGCTGTTGGACTTGGGAAAACAATAGTAAAATCACCTGCTGTACTTGTTTTGTCTCCTCCGAAATCTATAGCGCACAATGCTTTATTAGAGTTTGTTGAGTTATATAATAAACACCCTCTGGCAGTCACTGTTGCCGTGCTAAAAGTAAAGTCTGCAAAATCGCAGATAGCTGTGGTTCCAGATGTAGATGGAGTTACGTTAGTAAGCGTTCCACCGCCAGATGAATAGTTAGTACCTGTTACCTGGTTGGTAGTAGCAAAAGCTGTTGTTGATGCTCCTAACGTAGCCGAGGACGTATATAGTGCTAATTTAATTGAGTCAGCGCCTTGGGTTAAATTATGTCCTTCAACAAGAATTTCTTGTTTAAAACTTGTACATATTGTAGATGTAATTGCCATTTTTTAAAGCTCCTTAATAATCTTAGCCATATCATCATGGCCCTGTTGCCTTAATAAATTCACATACGTCACATTTTTAGAATTTATTGCGTTCTTTATACTATGTAAGATTACAGTATAAACTTGATTTTGGAAAGCTAAAGCTTGTTGTTTTATATGCTCTGGAGCTTCTAATGAAACCTCACATATTTTCTTTGTTGCCTGCTCTGCCCAAAACTCTGGATCGTGACCTTTGTTTTGTGTTACATGAACACCAATTTGCCCTAGTTTTATAAAGCTATCTGTCATCCTTTATAGGGCTCTGGTGGTGCCACATCCTCGTTTATCTTTAATCCTTGCTTCGCTAATTTTTCATTGATCTCTTCATAGTTGCCAATAATCCACTTGCCTTCATTTGGTATAGCTACTAATGGTTTAGCTAGTCTATGATAACCGTATAGCCTTTCTGGTGCCGGAACATTGCAGTCTAGGATAGTAGATCTATTACTTACTCCAACGACAATATCGTTTTCCATAAGTTTAGAGATCCAGAATTCAACACAAGCTCTGCCTGCTTCTGCTAAGTGCATGTTTTCTTTGTAAGAAAAATCAATACCGAATAAATCTACTTGAGCTACCTTGTTGTACATAGCAAAAGCTAATGTATAAGCAACTGTATTATTAAAGTAAGCACACCTAGTAGCGTTGCAAACGTCTTCTAATGGATAGAGAACCGCTTTAGGTACTCTTTTATCTAATTCACATGTATAAACCGGGTACTTACCCTCA